GTCAGATAACATATTAGCAAATACAAATTACGAGTTTGTTGACGGCAACGTAAGATTACGAGTTGCCAGTGCTGTAGACACAGCTGGAACAAGTGCAACAGCTGATACTTTTTTGAATGTTTCTGTAAACAACGCTGAATATTCCAAAGATGTATCTGTGCCAGCATTAGTGACAGGTCAGCCCTTTGGTGTCTTAAACGGTTCATATACCAATAATGACCTTATTACAACGGGAAGTCAACGTAATAGAGTCTTAGTAAGGTTTACAAACGACACCTCTGGAACAAGAACTATCAGGTGCGGAGTTTTTATCGGGGGTTAAACCGTGGCACAAGAATACTTTATAAATAGCCAAGAGTTAGAAGACAAAGTCAAGAATTTGCTACCATCTCAGGGTGGAGCAGGGGCTGGGTTCGATTTATCAGCTTCTACGCAAATTGTACCTATTATAGACTTAACTGAAAGCGCAGAAGGTTCTAATGTAAGACAAGATCTGCAGACTGCGTGGGATTTTGCTAGCAATTACACAAATATAGAAAACTCATCAAATGTTGTGCTAGTTAACAACACTGGTTTTTATAAAGTTGGTGTTTCTGCTGGCGGAACAAATGCAAATGCAAGTTTAAATTTATTTGATGGTACTACATCTAAAAATATTAAATTTTATGGGTTTGCAGCTGACGCAACAATGATTGTTGAGACATTTGTAATATTTTTAAGTGCTGGTATTAGTTTAAGAGGTACAAGTACTGCTAATACTGTAGGTTTAAATGTAGTTACTAGACAAATTGCTGCTATAGACGGTACTTTGACCAACCCACAAAATTTTTAATATAAATTATTTTTATTTATCAGGTACTTATAAAAGTTATCCACACCCTTGTGTGGATTATTTTATAGGTTGTATGCTCTTATCTTAGCTTTGTGCGGAGCACGCTAAGATCATACAACCCTAATGTCTTTGATTGCGTAAGCAACGACAAAGTCGATTATATTTATATTTGTTTTTGCTTGTCAAATTAAATTTTGTAATATATTGTAACAATATGAATCAATTTTTGTTATATGCAGGTTTTATTTTAGCGTCAGTCTCGTTTTTTTTGTGTTGCTACGCCTGCCTGCGTGTTGGAAAACTCTTAAACAGCGTAAAAGGTTTAGAATGGGATACCGTCGCCACTCTAACAGGAGATATTGGAACGATTAAAAAAAGTATCCAAACCCTGAACAATCGCATAAATGGTCTCAACTCTCCAAAATTAAATGATGAATTGTTACAATACGCTATAAAACAGCAAAATAATGTTCATCAAATAAATAAACAAAATATTGGAGGTTAATTAGCAATGGCTTTTTTAGGAGATTTTGGAAAGTTCTTTGGCCTAGGAAGTTCAGAAGAAGTGCTGGGCGACGTTGGACAAGCCGTAGGTACTTTTGTAGGTGGCCCTGGTGGCGGATCGGTCGGAAGAAAAATAGGTGAAGGAATTGGTGACGCAACAAGTAGTTTGGCAGGAGGCGGTACAGCAGACCAACCTCTAGAGCAGTCTGCATTACCTACACCAAGACCAGAGGATATATTAACTAGGCAAGAAACATCACGATCAGGTAGCACGCAAGCTACAGGAGTTAACGTCAGCAGAGGAAACGGTATGACAACAACGGCTGGACTAGGCGGCGTAGGAAACGTGTTACAAACATTTGGAAGATTTATTGGTAGCCCTGTTGCAACAGGAACTGGCGTTGGCGTTGCAATTGGCAGTGGATTAACAAGAATGGGATCAGAGCGCAGAATGAAATCCCCTTTAACGCAATCAAGAAGAAATAAAGCTAAAGTAAGACAATTAGCAAATATGCTGGGAACTGCAGGTGCAGCTGACTTTTTATCTCAAGCACTTGGAAGAACAATCTCAGAAGGTGACGTGATAAATTTATTACTGAGAACTTTTAGAAATGATGGCGCTTATATTACAAAAGCGCAGGTAAGAAATCTTAGACGCACAACTAATAGGTTTAAGAGTTTAGAAAAGCAAGTCAAAGAAGCGACAAGTATGACACGTAGTGTCCGACGACCAGCTATGAGGCGTGCAACAAGTACAACTTTAATAAAAAACTAGGAGTTATAAATGCCATTAGTACAAAAAACACTGACATTAGCAGCCGGTGCAACGTCAGATAACATATTAGCAAATACAAATTACGAGTTTGTTGACGGCAACGTAAGATTACGAGTTGCCAGTGCTGTAGACACAGCTGGAACAAGTGCAACAGCTGATACTTTTTTGAATGTTTC